TGTTAGATTTTGTAAATTTAATTCTCTTATGTCGCTCTTGTCATAAGACTTACCATAAGACACATAATGGATTATCCACGGTTATTAAAACTTGACCCACAGACAGAAGCAGAGTTTAAGGGTTATATTCGGGATGAACTTGTTCGTCATAGAATGGAAGATTCAAGATTCCAAGATGATCTTATTTCTCAACAGCACGCATATTGGGCAGAACCTCCAGAGATTGCAATTCAAGAACCCTTTCGTGGGAGTTCTAATGTAATCATCCCGCTCGGCGCAATAGCAGTTGAGGCGGTTCATGCTAGAAATATGCAGACTATTTTTGGTTTGAACCAACTTGTTTCTGGCCAAGCTATGTCAGATGATTATACAGATACCGAGCGTCCACTAGAGCGTTATCTTGATTTAGAATTACGCAAGGGAATCAAAGTTCGTAAGCCAATTAATGATGGTTTGCTTGAACTTGAGAAGTTTGGTACAGGAATCCTTAAAAGTGGATTTATAAAGATCGTAAAGCGTGCAGTTCGTACTGTTGGTAATTCAGAGCAAGAGTTTGATGTAATTACTCGCCAAGGTGCTACACTAGATGCTTGCCCACTGGCTAATTTCATAATGCCATATGCTGCATCTGATCCGCAAACAGCAAGTTGGTGCGGTGAAGTTCATGTAAGTACGCCATATGACTTACAAATGATGGAGTATAGTGGGCTGTTTGATAAAGGAACTTATGATAAAATCAAATCCTTTCTAACGAACATCAATTCACCTCTTGCATCTAATGACTTTCAAGTTTCACAAGAAGAATTAGAACACACACAACCAGTCTTACCAAGTCGCATTAATTGGGTAGAGCTTTGGATAAGTTATAATATTGACCGTGATCCTAAAGGGCGAGTTAAAGAGTTAGTAGTTTATTACCATCCTGACTCTGATACATTGATGGGCGCTCGTTATAATTGGTATGACGATCTTCACAGACCGTATCGTATCGGTATTTATACACCGATTGAACATCGTTGGCGGGGACTAGGAATTATTAAGCAAAGCTTGATGTTTCAAGAAGAAATAACAATGCGGCATCGGTTACAGCTAGATAATGCAACACTAGCTAATATCCGTATGTTTAAGATTCAGAAGCAAGCCGGATACAGCCCGGATGAACCTATCTTCCCAGGTAAGATGTGGTTCCTTGACTCAATGGATCAGATTGAAACTTTCCAAATGGGAGAAATCTATCCAAGTGCATATAACAGCGAACAATCCACACTTAACTATGCACAACAAAGACTCGGAGTTAATGAATTAACTATTAGGTCAACCCGCCGTTGGTACTCCAGGCACAGCTTCAGATGTGTTAAGTCGAGTGCAAGAAGGAAATAAGAAGTTTGGATTTATATTTGAAAATATTCGAGAGTGGCTAAGCGAAAGTTTTGTTGATGTAGCTTGTAACATTCAGCAATTTGGTCCAAGTAACGTCGAATTTTTCGAACGGATTAATAGTGGAGATTTAGTTAAAACATTCTTCACTCTGCCACAAGCAAGTATTAGGGCTGGAATGTTAATTGACTTGAAGGCGGCGGGTCAGTTAGATAACAAGATGTTAGATCGTCAAAACTTAACACAGGTAACAGGAGCCTATCAACAATATGTGAGTGGTATACTTCAGCTGGCCCAAATGAATCAAGATCCAACACTCATTGGTGCGATCGTGAAGCAAGGTATGCTTGGCGGGACAGAGCTGATGCACCAATTACTTGAGACATTTGATATTCAAAACCTTAATCGAATACTCTTAGATGAATCAATATTTAGACAAGGAGGATCAGCAGGAGTTAGTGGAGCTAGCCAAAACCAGCCATTGGTCAATAATACTCAAACTCCTCCAAGCCCAACGCAACTCCTGCCTAGCGGAACTCCAAGTCCAACGTGATCCAGATAATTGTTGGAGAGTAAAATGTAAGTTAGATGGTATTGATTTAGTTTTAAATTACTTCACTGAATTCTATAACATTAGTCGAGGCTCAAATGACACCGGAAGAATTAGAAGCACAGAGGCTGTTGGACTTGGCAAATACCCCACCAACAAACCCACCAGTCCCGCCGCCAACAGATCCAATCCGTACTGAAACACCACCAAATCCATTAAATGCACTTTACGAACAAGCTTATCTTGAACAAGTTCGTAAGACACAAGAGTTGGAAGCACGTTTAAATGCACCCCTGCCCGCTCCAACAACTCCAACTGCAACGAATGATGAGTATTGGAATAACCCGGCAGAGTTTATTCGTAGCACAATCCAACGTGAGTTAAGGGAAACGATTAAGCCTTTCCAGCAAAATCTAGAAGTTGATTCCCGCCAACGCAAGTATCAAGAGGCTAAGGCTTTAATTCGGAATTCAATTCCTTATTTTAATCCAAATTGAATCTGAAGTTGATACAGTAATTACTAGTTCAAATCTTGATCCTACTCCACAGAATTTACAGTTAGCAATTAGTATAGTTCTTGGTGCCCGCCAAATGAATAACCGACCACTTAATTTAGATTCAACTCCTAGTCCAACATCAACTCCACAACCAGTGATCCCGCCAAACTTACCACCATCGGCTCCGCCACCACCAGTGCCACATCCAGTTAATCAAGTTGCACCTTTAACTGAATTAGAGCGCCGGATTGCACGCGAGAGGAATATGACTGATGAAGAATATACGTACTATCGTGATGCACCAAATGATATTACTTCTATCAAGTCTTACCAAGAATCAAAGGCGGGTGCAAAGTGAGTACAGAACGTGATGTTCAGACTCCGAGCGGAGAAGTAATTGCTCTAACTCGTGAGCAAGAGGAAAAAGAATTTCGTGCAAAGATGGTTAGCATTGCTAGTCGAAGTGTAATCCAAGCGGGTTTAGTTGTAAATCTTCCTGATGATCTTTATGGAGAATGGATAGCTAATGATAAGTTATCTACCTATGAAGCCAAGAATTTAGGATTTGATTTTCCCCCACCTGAAATAGTTGAAGCAGCAGGTAGTTTACATGATGATGGTACAGGTCGTATTATAACTGGTGACGTTGTATTTATGACCATGCCCCGTTGGAAAAAGAATATCATTGAAGAAGAGAAGCTCAAACGGGCAAAGTCTCTCAATTCAATGAAGAAAGGTGAAAGTCACCCGAGGAGCGTTTGTTTCTCGATAATGCGCAAGGAAGAGATATTGGAATTGAAACTTTCAATGAATCTTCTGTTCACGTAACAACTAAAACTCGATAACATGAGGTAATGATGGGTCGTTCTTTTAATGCGGCTCGGTTCCCAATGGGGACTGCTCCGAATACTTTAGCCATTGCTCCTACTGCTGGCCAGACATTTAAGATTCATGCTCTGGTAGTTTTAGACGGAAATGGCACTCTGGTTGAATGTGGTGCTAATCCCGCCAAGGTTCTTGGTGTGTCGGGTAATGCTGCATTCATAGGTTATGGATTAAATCTTGCCGATACTACTGCAAGCACAATTATAACTGGTTCTGGCTTTAAGTCACAGGCTGTATCAGTTATGGTTGCAGATCGTGAGACAATCTTTTCTTGCCGTGGCATTAATGGTGCAACAGATCCACTTACACCTACGCTTGCAATGAAGGGTGTTAAGTATGGTGTTGCAAAGGTTGGTAATGATTGGGTGTTGAATCAGGCTGATACAACTAATGTAGTCGTGCAGGTTGTTGATGTTGAAATTTCCAACAAAGTATTTTTCGTGAAGTTCTTAGAGTCTGTTCTCAATCTCGCTTAATAGGAATAAATAAATGCTGTATGCTAATACTAATCCAATTCTTTTCCGCCCTGGAATTAGAAAGGATTTCCGCGATCGTTGGGACCAGTATCCACCTGAGTATCCTAACTTCATGAAAACAGGAACTACTTCTACCCCTGAAATTTCTGCTGCTACACTTACTGGCCCGAGTCGCTTGTATGAACTTGGTGATGGTGAGCCAGTTAGTTATGAAGATATTATCGTTGGGCCGAAGGCAGTTGCTATTGACCGTGAGTTTGGTTTAGGTATGGTTGTTTCTCGTAAGGCTATTGAAGATGATCTTTACGGTCTTGCTAATCAGAATGCAAAGTGGCTTGCAGATTCTGCCCGCCTGACTTATGAGTATCGGGCCGCTGCTGCTTTGCTTGATGATGCCTTTACTGGGACGTTCTTCAAGAGCATGGATGGACTGCCGTTACTTTCTGCTTCCCATACACTTCTTGGAACTTCTGCACTTTTTGCCAATATGCCTTCACAGCAAGTTGGTTTAAGTGTTACTGGTATTACCGCTTTAATTGATTTGGCTAATCACCAAGTTAATCAGAATGGTGATCCTATTCCAGTGAATCTTGATACCTTAGTTATTGGTAATAATGCAGGTGACCAAAATCGTGCATTACAGATTTGGAACTCTGAATTAGAGCCATTTACGGCTGAAAATCAAGAGAATGCCCTTCGTCTTCGTATGACGCAGAAGGGTGGAAATATGCCATCAAAGGGGCCAGTTGTTAGTCATTATAAGAGCAATCCAAAGTCTTATTTTATGATTGACTCCAAGTTCAATGATGCACATTTTGATATCAAACGTCCAGTTGAAATGGAAGATACAAAGGACTTTGATACGGGTGCTTATAAGTATAAGGTTACTACCCGTTTCATGGTTTATGTATTCGACTTCATTGGCTGGTTCGGCTCGAATCCAACTTAATCTCATTAACTTAAAAGGAGAATTAAAATGGATTTAGGTTACCCGGAAGGTGGGGATCATAAGGCGACAGAGTTACCTTACGTGATCAATTCACAGAATCAAGAAGCTAGTATTCGCATGGGCGGCCAAGTAATTAAAGCCCTTGCGGGCGCAGCTTTAAATGTTGGTGATGTTGTATTCCTTAGCGCAGTAGATACTTTTAACAAAAGCGTTACTGTTGCTAATCTTACTGGTTTGTTCGGAGTAGTGGTTGGTGGAGATTTAACCTTCGGTCAGATCATTCAAGCTGATTCTGCCATTGGAGTTCTTCCTGCCGCTGGTGTTGGACAAGTCGTTATCATTCAAGTAACTGGCTCTGTTAAAGTTCTGGCCGATGCTGCGTTGGCTACCTTTAATACTAAAGTTACTGGTGCTGCTACTACTGCTGGCCGTGTCGGTGTGGCTGGCGGGGCAGCTGGTAATTATATTGGCTACACATTAGATGTAGCAGCCGGTGCAGGTAGTGTAATTCGTATTTACTTACAGCGTGGTTAATATGGTTCAAATTTAACTGGAAAAAAAGTGAGAATCCCAATTTTAGTTTCAGGCACTCCTAGTTTGCTTAAAGATTCTAAGACTTGTAAAGTATATCTTCATCATGGACAATGGAAGATTGTGAGCGAAAACTTAGTTAACTCTATATTTTCCATTGT